CTGCTTTGAAAATATGAGGATCGTTAGGACCCTCATTTATATCATTCATAATTACTTCATTTACTAACATACATATATTTATGCTAGATTAGGTCAATCCCATCTGTAGAATATGTGGGATCCTATGCGTCCAATATGGTTCATACCCCTATCAAAACGCCACTTAGGTTTTACATATGTTGCATGATAGTGTGTTGCACCTTCTGTTATACCTCTGTATTTTGCGTTATACATTATATTGCCGGCAACATATTGTGCTTGAGCCCATCCTGTTTCATCAGCTGGTTCGTCACTTTTACCATCACACCACCAACTGAACTGACACATGTGTCTAATTGGATTGAAGATCCGTTCGCTTTCTGGCAAGTCGGGATCCTTTTTAGTTTTCCAACTTTCTTTTACAGGTCCTTGTTTGATAACTTCACAAACAGTATTTGGATATCGATTGTCTTGCATTCTGTTAAGAACCACATCAGCTACTGCGTATTGTCCTGCAAGATTATCACTACGACTTTCGTAGTAGATATTCAGCGCCATGCATATTGCTTCTGGGTCTCTACTGATTAATTGTGGGGGAATATCATTTGTAAGTTTGATAAGTTCGAGTCCGCCTTGTTCTTCGTTGCTAGTATATGTTACTGGTGTTGGGGGTCCGGGTTGTGTGATTGATCCTGCTTGTCCATCATCTATAATCAGAAATGCGAAAAAGCCAAAGAAAGTTAACACTGTGCAGTTCATAGTGACTACCAACATTCTCAATGCTGTTTTCATTTTTTTGCCTCACTTACTTGTTATATTTACACTTCGCCAAAAATAATGCGTTCTCTTACTTTGCCTGAATCATCAGTAAAGATAACAACACCATCTTCAACTTTGCCTTGTTTGTTTAAGCCATGTCTTTGATTTGTTAATTTTTTCATATGTTTCATAGCTTGGTTCTTAGTACCAAAGAGGTCACAACTTTTAGTTTGTACACCTCCGTAATTATTATAAAAAATGTTTTCAACTTCGTAAGTAGCCATACCATATACCTTTCTTTATATACAATATAATACTTCAGCTACTAAATGTCAAGTTCAAATTGATAGTCCGGAGCATTTTCTGCTTCGAACTGTTCGACGATTGCTTTCTTTTGAGCAATCATATTCTCCAGAGAATAAACTGCCATTCGCTTCTCATCACTTGCACCTTCTGTCAAGTTAATGATTGCACCTTCAAGTATTTCGATGTCTTGGATTAAATCGTTCATTATCGACTCCAACTGTTAAAGTTTTTTTGGTATGAACTGTTAGGAACTCCTAACCCTTCACCTGCCATGTACATATTCCAGAACAAGCTCACTAAATCTAATTTTGAATCAAGCTCTGTAATTCTTTTTTTATAGTAACTAATTTTATTTGGGCTAATAGGACGTTTGCTTTTTCCTACTGTAGAACGTTCTATAACTTTTATAAAGTTACTTTTTGCTTCAGTAAAAGAATTTGCATGTTGTACTTTAGCAATATCTTCCAAATCAAAATTAACTTGCATTATACAACCTCCTCAAAACCTAACATTGCAACTTTAAAAGTTTTACCATCGACAATCATCTCGTCACCCATGCTAGTTGACCGAAGTCCCATTCCATCATGTAGTGGAGCAAGTGTTGTAACTGCTGGATTGTAATCACCGTTTTTATCACCATTTGAGAAAGTCTTCTCAGGTCGACTCCAACTACCCATTACATTGTTTGTCCAACGATAAGCATATTCAAGAGCTTCATCAACAGTATTAAGTGTTGTTTCAACTTCTGCTACTGTGATTGGTGCATCTTCAAATGCTTTGTGGATCACTGTTACATTCATTCCCATGTCTTTCTCCTTATTAACTACATACACTATAACACCAAGATGTCATACTGTCAAGCTATTTTTTAGGTAAAAGATGAGAAAAATCAAAGTTTTTGTCAGTTTCAATAACTAAATCTTTGAGATCTGTGTCTGAAATATCCACTGTATAAGTGATATTTTGTGTTGGATCCATATTTTTTATATCTGTAAACAGTCTATCTAATGCTTCTTCAGTCCAGTTGTGTCCAATATCAATATCATCATATATAACGTTTTGGAAGTTTTTCCATTGATAATAATTTTGGATTTCAATTGGATCGCAAGGATCATATCCTTCGGCTACCATATCTTCTAATAGTGCAGTGTCATTAAATCCGCTTTTACGTTTGGCTCGTTCAACACTAAAATTAAATATTTCTGCTGTCATTAGTCGCACTCCGGAAACTTTTGTTTGACCACTTGATGTATAGGTTCAAAGTGTCCATTCATGTTTTCGGCTACATATGTTTTTGGTTCTTGTGTTCCCCATTTGAATATAGCAGTTTTTGCCATATTAAAGATTTCTCTTTTATTTGCACAAATTAATGTATCCTTGGGGTCGTCATCGTCGATCTCGTCAAGATAACGTAATGCGTATGTCGCAATGTCTTCTACGCTTAATGGGACCTCTACTTTTGCCAAGATCTTTCTACCATCGCCAGTGTCTTTTGACCTCATTGTTTTGCCTTTCTATTGCCTATGTTAGTATTCGATGTGCCATGACATCTCTCCATTCATTCTTACTATAGTAAGAGTGTATGGCAAGATGACTTACTTGTCAACCTAAAAAGACAAAAAAGATTATCTTTTTGCTTGACACTGTATTTATGCTTCAATGAATGTGATTGCCGAACTCCAAGTAACAGTTTTACCTGCTGATCCTTTAGCTCTTACACGGAATTGGTTTGCAATAACTTCTGCATTTACATTCCATCCTGTGTAGGATACTGCCCAATTTGTAGTATCCTGATCCGGACTTAAATTATTAGTACCACCGCCACCAGTAATAGCATTATTAGCTGTATAGGTGTTAAGATTATATTCAACTAGATCACCTGGACTATAACTTGCCATTGCGTCCCAACTAGCAACACCAACATCACTTGTACCTGTTCTTTGATAATCAATCTTAATAGGAGTTCCAATTATACTAAGTGTACCAGCTACATTTGTTACAAGTCCTTCAACTTTGAATGCTTGCTTTTCGCCACTAGTTGCTACACCTAATGCTCTTATTTCAAAGAACCAAGTTTTATCACTTGCTGGTTCTGGTGTACCACCATTAAACTGTAATACAGTTGCAGTACCATCTGTTGTTTGTAATGGGTCACTTGGTATGCCTCCCATGCTACTTAGGTTTACACTGGTAGCATCATTGGTAATTGTTACAGTGCCGTCTGTACTTGTAATACTTTTAAAACTAAAGTTATCACCTGTTCTTGCACCAAACACACCGGTACCACTGCCTATGTTGCTGGCTGTAATGCTATCAGTGAGTGTAATATCATCTGCATTTTGTGTAGCAGTAATACCTGTGCCGCCAATAATACTTCTAAATCTCAGGTCTGATCCGTTTGCATCTTTGAATACTTGACTGCCGGATCCTACATTTAATCCACCTTGTATGCCAGTACTGCTTGATGTTGTTAATAAACTCTTCCAAGTAGTAGTATCACCAAAATATGCTTCAATATTATGTGTATCGCTGTTATATCTTATTTCGCCGACTTCTGTTTGTGGTCTTTGAGCAGTTGTACCAACCGGTATCTTAACTGCCGCTGTGCCTGGTATTCTTGTGTTTTCTTCTAGTTCAACTTTAATATTGCCACCAATACCATCTCCGTTTGAAACTCTAGTTTGTCCACTTGTGCCTTCAACACTTCTTGCTCTACTTACAGTTCCATCTTTAACAATTAGTCCACTGCTAGGTTCTATATTCAAATTGTTTAAAAAATCAAATAGTGTACTAGTTGCTTGTTGATAATCATTTATTGTACCACTTGAATTAGTTGTTGGATTCTTTCTAGTGAATACTGTAAGTATATCGCTTCTAACAATAATATCATTTTCGTTTGCTGTTAGTGCGTTTTGTGCCGCTTCACTTGATACTACAAACAATGTGTTTCCAGTGCCAGCAAAGTTATTAATAACAGTTGTACCGCTTACTGTTGCACCACTACCTGATATGTTACTAGTATCTGTAGTAAAGCCACCAGCATTAAATCCTGGTCTATCTTGTGGAGTGACTGGTACACTACCTTCACTTTTTTCGTCTTCACGCTGTTGATGATTTTGTGTAAATCCTATAATGTTTCCGCAATAATCCATTACAGGAGTTTGCGTATCAACATTAGGTGTTGGATTATCATCTTTTTCTAATAGTGATAATAGCTCCTGGTCTAATAACAAATGGAAGATATTTGGAAATTCAATTACTTCTTCACCAAAAACTCTATTACCAGCTTCGTCATATTGATGTCCTGCTAATTGTTGTCCTGTACTTGCACCTTTTGAATACTGTACTGGATATCCACCTAGTCTATCATATAAACTTTTAAGTTGACTTGTTAGTCTTGCGTTACCTGCAATACCACCACTTGCTCCGTTATGCATAACACCAATTTGTGCATTACAACCTGGATCAGTTGGAGCAAACTGGCTACCGCCTCTTGCATAGCTTCCGCCTATTGTATTTTCAAAATCAATTAGTCCAGTAATTTGTGAACCAATACTTTTCACATCATTTAAGATTGCATCAAGTTCACTTTGTATTAGTGATCCGCTAGTAATTCTACTAAGGTTATTTGAGATATTACCAAGTAGTCCGCCATTAAACACATTACTGTTAAAGCCACCGTTTGTACTAATACAAGCACACATATCTGCATCTGAGATAGCACCAATAGCATCAGTAATTGATTTACCTGCGCCAAGGAAACTACCCATTGCACGTTCTAACATATTTGGAATAGCAATAGGATCTACTGGAGCACTACAGAAGTTAATCATGTTAGCAACGTTTTGTGCTTCAGCTAGTACACCATTAAGTCTTCCCAATACTTGGTCAAACTTAGTGTGATCCATAAATTTTTCTAAATCACCTTGCAATTCAGATAGGGCATCTTGCAATTCACTTTGCAAACCTTGAATACCAAGTAGAGCACCAATGTTACTGTGCAAGCATAACTGTACATTAGGTAATTTTAATCCATTACCTGCTAACAGTCCACATAGTAGTTCTCTGAGAGTAAAACTGTATTCTGCACTTACTACACCACGTAATGCATCAGTACCAGCGGCTTGTGTACCACTGAGATGATGTTTCGTATCCAAGTAGTCATTTGCACTTTGCAGACCACCTTTAAAATCTTTAAAACTCATTGTACTGTTTGACCTCCGCCGGCTCTAACATTAGGACTAGCACTACTAGCATTTGGACCGCAATGATTACCGCCCAAAGGAGGACACAATGAATCCGGACTAGCAGGATCTTGCTGTAAAATAACTGGTATTCCGCCAATGCGGACTTTACCTACAGTTTCAGTTGCTCTAAGAGCTCCGCCACCGTGTGTGTTAGGATCGCCTTGTATTGAAATAGGTCGACTGTTTGCTCTGACATTTGTCTGTTGTGCTATAGTTGTTGCACCACATGTCCTACTGTCACCATTTCTATGAATAAACCTTGCCATGCAAGTATTTATAAAAGTCCTGTGAGCTTTTCTGTATCTTGGGCACTTGGCATTGTAATACCACTAGAACCTTGCATGTAAACATCACCAATGCCTTTAGATGGCTTGTACATAGCAACAATTTGATCCTGACTAACTGTAACTGGGTCACTACTGTGTACATCCATACTCATTAGCCACGGAATAAGCATTGCTTGTCCGTTTTGTGGGTTTAGTGTTAGTACAGTTGGTTTTACAATGTACAGTGTTTTTTGATTAGTTGCTGAATCAAACTTATCAAATCTAGCTACAACTTCTTCGCCTGTACTAAGTTTAATGCCTATAATGTCATTCTTTTTATAATTGGATGTCACCAACATCGATTTCTCCTATGAGTTCTCTTACCATTTTTGGATCCATACGAACAAGTGCTTGCCCACCTCCTGCTACTAGTAGTTTTCCATTATTATAAATTTGAGGCATAGTTCTATGCCCTTCACTTATCAAAAACTCTCTAGCTTCAGGATTGGTATCCACTCGTATTTCTTCGTATTCGAATCCATTTGTATCTAAGTATTGTTTAGCCATTGTGCAAAAATGACACAATGGCTTGCTGTATACCGTAATCACAATTTCATTCCTGCGAAAGTGCTACCGTTAACATCTTGTTTAGTACCACCAATAACGTAACTACTAATCTCAGTTTCTTGTGGTGCCACTTGTACTTCAGCACCAGCAATCCACTTTTGTGTCCACGGTAAAGGATTACTTACACCTTTGTATGGGCTGTCAAGTCCTACTGCCGTCATACGTTTATTGGCAGTCCACTCAACATATTCACCTAATAGTTGTGCATTTAGTCCAATCATTGATCCGTCTTTGAACAAATAGTCTGCCCAGGCTTTCTCTTGGTCTACTGCATCAACAAATAGTTGAACCATTTCGTCCCGAGTTTCTTCTTGGATACGAGCAAAGTCGGGATCATCTTTGGGCATCAGTTTTAGTAATGTTTGGGTACTACCCAAATGTACATTCTCATCTCTACAAATAAGTTTAATAATCTTAGCATTGCCTTCCATCTTCTTAAGTTCAGCAAATGCCCAGCTACATGCAAACGATACATAAAAGCGAACACCTTCAAGAATGTTTACACTCATCATAGCTTTCCATATTAACTTTTTCAATTCGTATTTGTCAACTACAATCTTCTTACCGTTGACAGTGTGTGTACCTTCACCTAGTAAATTGTACCATTGACCCATTTCAATTAGGTCATCATAGTGCTTGCTGATATCACTTGCACAATCCATAATAGGTGCAATCTCCATCATCTCGTCAAATACAATACTTGGGTTTGAATACACATTTCTAATAATATGTGTGTAACTGCGACTGTGGATAGTTTCGTTAAACGTCCATGTTGTTACCCAATTCTCTAGCTCAGGTAAACTTACAAGTGGATTAAAACTGTCGGCTGGGGCTCTACCTTGCACACTATCCAGTAGTATCTGTCTTTTCAAGTTACTGGTAAAAATATGTTGTTCATGCTCTGTCAACTCTTTAAAGTCTTTTGCATCACGCAACACATCTACTTCTTCAGGTCTCCAAAAGAAACCCAACTGTTTGTCGGTTAGTTTGTCAAACTGACGATACTTTAACGTATCATAACGTTGGATGTCAACGCCTCCATTTGGATCTAGGAACATTAAACTTTCGAGGTGCTTGTTCCGTGCCTTCTCATTCAATACACTCATCTTTTCTCTTTCTTATATTACACAGCTTTCGCAGTCTTCTTCTTCAAATTGTTCTTCAGGTACAGTTATATTAGTTGATTCTGCTAATTTGTCAATGTCTAATTCACCTTGTCCATCATAGGTGTTGAAATAATATAACTGTTTACCTCCGTACTTGTAGAAGATCATCAAATGTCTTAGCATTTCACTCATGCTAATTTTTTCATCTTCGTAAAATGTTGGATTGTAACTTGTGTTTACGCTGATGCCTTGGTCAATATACTTTTGTAATACTGCCATAATCTTTAGATATCCTTCAGGTGATCTTTGATCCCAAAGTAATTCATACTTGTTCTTTAGCTTGTGTATACTTGGTACCACTTGTTTTAGTACACCATGTTTACTTTGCTTGACACTCACAAGACTGCGAGGTGGTTCAATGCCGTTTGTAGCATTTGAAATTTGTGCTGATGTTTCAGCTGGCATTAGTGCCATCAATGTACTGTTTCTAATACCAGTACGTTTTAGTTGATCTCTTAGTTCTCTCCAAGGCATACGTTCTTTGTGTGCAACTAGTTCGTCTACATCTTGTTTGTATGTTTGGTTAGGTGTAAGTCCGTTATGATATTTGGTTTGATCGCTCCACAAACATGCACCTTGCTCTTCAGCTAGGTCTGCACTTGCTTTGATCAAATAGTAACTCCATGCTTCAGCAAACTCGTCAATCATTTCTAAGTCTGGTTGTGTATATGTCATACCATTTTTTGCCATCCAAAATGCCAAGTTAATAATACCAACACCCAATGGTCTTCTACCAGCAGTTGCATTTTCAGCCGCTTTTACTGGATAGTCCTGATATGTCAGTAGTGCATCAAGTCCTCTAACTGCTAGTTCACATGGCTTTGCAAAATCTTCAGGTGTTTTAATTTTACCCCAATTGATTGCACTCAATGTACACAATGCAATTTCACCATCTTCATCATTAAAGTCATTGAGTGGTTTAGTTGGCAAATCAATCTCTGCACACAAGTTGCTTTGTCTAATTGGTGCTACACTCTCAATAAAACTACTGTGACTGTTAGCATTGTCTACATTTTGTAGATAAATGCGTCCTGTGTTTTTACGCTCTTCCATAAACTGACTGAATAGTTCAGTTGCACTGATTGTTTTCTTGCGTAGTCTTGTGTTGCGTTCTGCACGTTCGTATAGTTCTTTAAACTTGTCTTGGTCTGCAAAAAATGCTTCGTACAAACCAGGAACATCGCTAGGTGAGAACAATGTTATCTCTCCGTTGCTGATAAGTCTTTCATAAAATAGTTTGTTAAACTGTACACCATAATCCATATGACGCACACGGTTATCATCTGTACCTTTGTTATTCTTGAGTACAAGTAGGTCTTCTACTTCATAGTGCCATATGGGATAGTATAGTGTTGCCGCTCCGTTTCGCACACCACCTTGGCTACAGCTTCGTGTGGCTGATTGGAACATTTTGTAGAACGGTACGACTCCTGTGTGATAGGCGTCACCCCTACGAATGGGACTTCCGAGAGCCCTAATACTACCTGCTCCGATTCCAATTCCTGCTTTTGCTGAAACATACTTAACGATGCTACTAGTAGTAGCATTGATGCTATCAAGACTATCATCAGTCTCAATAAGGACGCATGACGAAAATTGGCGTTGTGGAGTTCTAACGCCAGCCATGACAGGAGTAGGTAAGCTAATATAAAATAATGAAACTGCGTCATAATAATCCTTTACCCATTGCAATCTTGTTTCTCTTGGGTATTCAGCAAACAATGTTGCTGAGATTAGCATGTACGCTATTTGTGGAGTTTCTTTGATTTCGTTTGTAACACGATTCTGTACAAGATACTTGCCACGCCATTGTTCCATGGCGGCATAAGTCATGTTTTCATCTCTGTCGTGTTTAAGATGCGAATTTAATTCATCCCATTCTTGTTCTGTATATTTTTCTAGTAGACTCGAATCATAAAATCCTTCATCTACATTTGTTTTAATAAGGTCAATTATATGCCAAGGATCATATTGTCCATATACCATTTTACGCAAATGATAACAAATCAATCTTCCTGCTACCCATTGGTAGTTTGGTTGGTCTTCACTAATTAAATCTGCGGCACTTTTAATAAGTGTTTCTTGAATCTCGCTACTACCGATACCACTATAAAATTGTAAACTACTTTTAATTTCTACTTCACTAGCACTAACACCATTAATGCCATCACATGCATAAAATACTACCTTATGTAACTTTTCTAAATCTAGTGTATCTTTATTTCCGTTTCGCTTGATTACTTGAATTTCACTCATTATTGTTTTCCTTGTCTGTTATATTCTTATACTTATTTTGTATACAAGTCCAGTTATGTATCAGTTTTTTATGACATCACCAATAGGCTGATCAAAACTTACATTTACGTTTCCGGTCGGTAGTGTACTTATGACTCCGTAGCTGTAATTAAGCAGATACTTATTGTCAATCAATGCACATAATTTTTGTATACTTTTCTCCCTGTCTGTGATATACATTAGTCTGTTAGGAATTTTATCATTTGCATAATGTATTGTATAACTCATTCCCAATGCCATACTGTTCTCACAAAAATTTCCACTGTGTAACATCTCCCATGGCGTGGGCCATGTGCTACTGTCTACTGGGTCAATAGTCCAACTACTAATTGGAGCCATCTTCCACCAGTCAATTACTAGTTCACAGACATCCTTGGTGGAGTCTGTGTTTAAACCTTTACGAAATGCCCGCCAACGATTGAGTCGGGTGCTTGGCGATTCATACCAAGCCTGCTGTATTAATTGCTGTTCCACAATTGATATGTGTATTTAAATTTCGCTATAAGATTATCTGCATCAGTATACTGTAACTTCATTGTATTGGCTGTTCCGATATCAACATTAAAAGTTATTCCAACTGCGGCTGTTTCTGTGTAGTTATCACCGATTGTACTAGTGCTTGCACTTGTGTCTGTTCCAAATCTAAGTTGACCTATTCTCACACCATTGTTGTTTTCGAGTGTGTAGTCCATAACTACAACATTGTATAATGTTGTGTCAATTTGAAATCCTGTGTCTGCTGTGCTACCATTGGCTGATAAACTAATAATACTAGGATGTGTTACATCATTTATAATATCAATTTCACTATTAAAGCCAACAGTAATGGCACCAGTTGGAGCACTGGCAAATGTTAATGTTGTTCCACTAATTGTATAGGTACTGGCATTAACTGCACTGCCTGCAACACTGACAGTTGTAATATTAGGTTTACTTAATGCTAAAGGAATTGTAAACTGTGTAAGTACACCATTTCCAGTACCAACATTTACTGTGTCGTTACCAATGAACAAACGTCTAACGTCTTTTGCATATCCTAACTCGCCTGGATCTAATACCGGCAAGTCAGTAAAGTTGCCCTGTCTATGTCTAATTTTACTGATTCTTGTTGTTGCCATCTTCTACTCCTGATACAGTATTTATGACAAGTTGTAGAACTCTTCTACTCTCCTTGCCCATTTTTCTTCCCATTGTTTAAATTCTTCTGGACCTACTTCCCACAGTTGCCAGTCACAATCTCTACTACACATAAAAATTGCCGCATGTTCAATTTTAGTTTCAAACACTTCGTTATGTGCCATAGCATAAGCCGCGGCTTGCATAAAATAATCGTCAATCCATTCACGCTTTTTAGGTTTGTTAGTTTGTTTAAAATCCATAATACAAGGATTACCTTTGTATATGCCCACTAGGTCTGTGGTACCTGCATATAGTCCTGGGTAACACAAGTTTACCTCACTACCCCATACTTCTCCAATATCTGGTTCTACATTCTTAATAACAGTTTCAGCCATCATTTTAGCTTGTAACAAGTTCTTGCCTGTGTACTGTTCGTTAAGACTCCATGCTTCCAACATTTCGTGCATAACTGTACCAACGTTTGCGGCTTCGGTTACAATCTCTTGTGCTTTCTTTTCACCTACTCGCTTTTTCCAAGCATTAAGATGTGTCATGTCTTTGGTTTTGCTGAGTATAGTTGTTACACTAGGCACAGGCTCGCCATAAGGATTTTCATACAGGCGTTTACCGCCTACACTTTTGCGTTTAAATTCTTTATAAGGATAGGGTGACGTAATTTTCAACATAGTTAAATGTAGCAGAAAATTATAGTGATGTCAATGAGAAACTTTGCCATCTTGGATCAAAATATGCAAGTAAAATTGATAGTGCAATACAAATCAACAAAGACTTTGTCTCTGTGCTAGTTTTCTCTATTGCAACTAATAATTTAATAGCTTATTACCCATTTAAGGGTTTTACCTGTTGAGGTATTCTTTAGACGATCAATAGTGTAACCTAAGTTTTGAAAGTATAGTAAAACTTGATTCATCTGATCAGTCTTTGGTCTGCTAGTAGCATTTCCTTGCCAGCAGTTATAGTAGTCTACACTACCAGGATTGGTTGCTGTATTTGTAGCGGCTGTAAGTCCTAGGTCTGTGTTTGCAGTTCCTGCTCCTACTATAAATGTCCATGTAAGTGTCTGACTGCATGTAAATGTAATCACAAGATTGTTAGTTGCATTTTTGCTTGCTACAACACCTGGTACAGCCGCATCATTGATGTCAGCTATAACTGCATTTAAACTTGTACCTGTTGTTCCTAGTGTAACTGTTTGTCCACCAAGTATTACAGTTGGTGTTGCAGTAATGGTTGGATTAGCAACACTACCTGTTACTACAATAGTTGGTGTACTCTCTGTCATTTCAGTGCCGTCACTGATAATTGTCTGATATAAGCCGTTGCCAGCATCTGTTATTACTTGTTTCATAAGGGCTTGTGTTTCATTGAATATAGTAAGGTCTGCCCTCGCTAATAATCTTGCGTTTGTTGCATTTATACTATAACTCATTTTATATGTCCTTATCTATCTGTTTTTGTGCCATCTTGCTAACTGTCTGATCTTCTGGATCAGCATCGGAACGGGGTAATGCTGTATCCAGTGTGATATCTTTTTTGTTAGCGGAGCCAACTATTGTAATAGTTGCTAGCAAATCTATTAAACTAGTAATATCTATGCTATAACCCATTGCACGAAGTTTTGCTAATACCATATTAGTTGGTATCTTTGTTTTCATATTAGCCTTTGCCCTAGTGAGTAATTCTTCTAGGTCATTAAGTACATCGGCTTGATCTTCAAACAAAACTTCGTTGATTAACATTACTTCGCCAATCCCATTTGCTTACGCATTGCGGCTTTGTATGGATTTGCTTCAGCCATCT